CCGGCCCCGCCGCCCAAGCCTCCGCCTCGGTGCGGTAAAACCGGCGAATGCGACGGCCAAAAATTTTCTGCGGGATGGTCAACTTCCAAGGGGTGCCGGGCCGCTGCGGGTAAGGTGTCACAAGAAAGGCGCTCATGCTGTTGCCCGAACTGTTGCCCGTGTTGCCCAAATTCTCAACTATTTTCTTCCACTAGCCTCCACATCCCTCCCGTTGTTTCTGAAAGCCAACCACCCGCCAACCCGCATAAAACCTAGCCCAAATCGTCACAAGTCGCTCTGCCGGCGGCGGGACTTGAACCCGCACTCCGCTTTCGCGAAAACGGATTTTAAGTCGCTTTCTTGGGTTTGTTTTTCAATGACTTACGGGAGTGTTGCCCGTTGTTGCCCTAAAGGACTTTATTGAGAGCCGCGAGGAGGGCGGCGTGGGCGGCTGGGGAGCAGTCGGTTTTGCGGCCGGGGGCGATGTCGGCGTGGCGCAGGATGTTGGCCAAGGGGATGTTGTTTTCGCGGAGAATGGGGAGGAGGTATTCGACGGCGCTGAGGAGGGCGTCTTCGCTGAGCGGAGTTTGGTAGGTGTCGCCTTCCCATGCCATGCCGACGCTGAATGAGTTGGCGTCTTTGCGGCCTTGCCACTGGCTCACACCTGCGTGCCAGGTTCGCTGGGTGGGGAGGGCGAGGGCGGTTCGTTTGCCGTTTCTGGCGATGATGCAGTGGTAGGAGACTTTGCTGGCGGGGTCGCAGCACCAGGAGACGCTGCCCGCGTAGGCTCCGCTCGTGTGATGCACGATGATGTGGGTGGGCTTGATGACGCGGCCCGCTGAGATGTTGGGCGTCTTCTTGTTTGTCTGTTGGTAAAACTTTGGCTCGGGCTTCAGGAGGCCGGAGGTTTTGGCGGGCTTTGGCGCTGGCTTCGCGGGCTTCGGCTCAGGCGCGGGCGCGGGGGATTGCGCGGGCTTGGGCAACATGAAGAAGCGGGCGAGGAGCGAGAGCATCACTTGTCTTTCAGCGCGGGGATGGATTTCTGGAATTCGCCAAGGGCGTTCCAGAGGTCGCGATTCGCGGCTTCGCTGTCGGTCAGGCGTGGCTCGAAGCGGACCGTGGCGCGGATGTGGAGCGTGCCAGCCTCGCCGATCCGGTCGCCGAAGGGCGGCATGGGGACGGCCACGCAGCTGGTCAAGAAAGCCATGGCGAGGAAAAGCCAGCCGAGAATCATCAGCACGGCGGCGACTTGCTTGGGGTTCATTATTTCCCTTTTCGGAAAATGTTGATCGTGCCGACTAGGCTGAGGCCGGCGGCGATGATCTGGTTTTGAAGTTCAGGCTCGATCTTCACGCCGACGGCGACGGCGACGAGGATCAGGCCGCGCCATGTGCTGTTTTCGCTGAGACGGTCGAGGGCAAAGAGGATTGCTTTCATTGCTTCGCGGCGGGGTGTCAAAGGTTCATGGGGCGTGGCGGTCGAGCTTGGACTCGAGGCGGTCCATGATCGTGATGGCTCGGTTCGTGGTCTGCTGGTTGCTGGAAATCACTTCGAGCATTTCGCGGTTGGCGGTTTTTAGGTGGGTGACGAATTCCTCGTTTTGCTGGTCCATCTTTGTTTCGACTCGCTCGAGGCGCTTGGTGAACCATCGAAACAGGATGCTGGCGAAAACGAGCCCGATCGCCACGAGCGCTATCAGGTGCCAAGTGGCATCCTGACGCGCTGCGTGATTAATGATGCCGAGCGCAGAGTCAGGGCTCATGAGTTCGCCTGGGCGATGAGGTTGCCGACTATGGCCGTGGTCGCCACATTCGCGAGGCGCTCGGTGTTGAGCGCATCGGTCTTGACCTTAATCGCGGCGACATCGCTGTTTGCTGGGGCCGTGTAGGCCGAACCGGCGAGGCGGGTGCTCACGGCTTGGTCGACTCGGGCCAACTCGGTGGCGAGCTCCGAGCGGACGGCTGTTGCCACGGTGGCGGCACTTGGGGCTGTTGCGCCACTCACAGGGGCGTCAATGCGGGCGAGTTCAGTGGCGAGTTCCACGCGCACCTCGTCGGCGATGGCGGCTGCGGTTGGGACGGTCGGCGCATTAGTGAGGGTCGTGACGGTCGCCAAGGTGCCGGACGGCGCGAGGCGTGAGCTGATGGCGGCATCGATCCGCCCGAGTTCCACCGCAAGCTCGGTGCGGACTTGGCTGGCGATTTCGGCTTCGGTCGGGACATCGGGCGAGTTGGTCAATGTTGTGACCGTGCCGCCGGTGATTTCCTTGGTGCTTGCGGACCAGACGGCTGTTGCCACAGAGGCCGCGCTCGGAGCGGAATCGGTCGGGATGCTGTCGATCTTCCCACCGACGCGCTCGAGGTCGGCACGGACGGCAGCGACGAGGGAAACTTCGCTGAGGTTGGTGTTCCCGATTGCGCCCACGATGGCGTTGAGGACGGCTTGGCCGTCTGCCTCGTTGAGGAGCGATCCTTCGACTGCGGTGGCGATTTGCGATGTGGTCGGGATGTCGGCGACGGCTGCGGGCGAAGCCGGGAGGTTGTCGGTTTTGCTCTTAATCGCGGAGATGTCTGAGTTGGCAGGCGCTGTGTAAGATGCCGAGGCAAGTCGGCTCGACACCGAAGCATCCAGATTACTGATCTCGGTCAGCTCTGTGCGAACGGCTGATGCTACCGAGCTCGCGCTCGGCACGCTCGGGAGGTCGCCGGTCGTGAGGGTTGAGCGGCTCGAGATCGTTGCGTCGAGGTTTGCTAGCTTGGTGCTGTTGGAATCCATCTCGGTGCGGATCTGGACCACGGTCGGGATCGAGAGGCCAGCAATGGCGGACTCGACGAGGCTTTGGTCTGCGGGGTCGCTCGGCAGCGCATCGGTCTTTGATTTGATGGCCGAGATGTCCGAGTTCGCTGGCGCGGTGTAGCTGCTGGATGGCAAGCGTGAGCTGGTCGTGGCGTCGAGGTTTTCGACTCCGGCGCGGCCTAGAACCCAGAGGCTCGGGATGTGCTGGGCGTCCACGGTCGAGTCGCTTGTTTTGAAAATGGCGGCGTATTCGCCTTCCGCGCTGTTGTTGCTTGTTAGCGTGTAGCTATACAACCCGCCGCCGAGGGCGGTGGCGCTGCCTGCGGTCACGATCTGCGTGCCGCTTGGATTGTAGATGTCGATTGTGACGGTGAGGCCGGTTTTGCCTTGTTTCGACGCTGTGAAAAACGCCAAGAACTTTACGGAGTTGGAGACTTGTTCGATCATGATTTTGGTTTGGTTAGATTTCTTCTGGTTGGGGCAGGAGCGGAAGGACGGCTGACATGGGGAGGACTTGAACGAGAGGGAAAAGCTCGGCAGGGAGATGCGCGAACCCTCCGGAGTAGAGGCCGCCGGGGCCGATTTCGGTGAGCAAATCCGCGCAGAGCATTTTGCGGCCATCGACGAGATCGACGGGCGCGGCCACATGGCGCGGGTTGCCGTGCTCGGATTGGACGGCGGAGAGTTGCTCGGCGAGGGCAGGCGAGAAGACGAGCGCGAGGTCTTTTGCGGCGTCGTAGCTAATAGGCTGGGTGATGATGTCGGCGAGTGTCATGGTATTGCAGCGGCGAGGGCAGTCATAAGCGTGCTGACGCGGGCATCAAGTTTAGCGAGGTCAAGGGATTCGCCGATCGAGTAGAAACTTTGGCGCTTGTTAGACCATGATACATTTAAAGCTCTGCCAAACACTGCAATAGATGCACTTAATCTTGTTGTTGAGGTTATATTGAAATTAGTGTCAATTCCATTGTATCCTCTGCACGAAAAACTTGTTGAGTTATTTCTATTAACTCCATAAAGCCCTGTTGTTATTTGTCTTGGCACTATAGTTTGTCTAGCTGTTCCATTAGCATTGAAAGTCATGCTTGAGTGCGAGTTGGTATTGATCACTAACCCAGTGGCGCTGCTTGAAGCGTTCCCGAGATATCCAGAAGTATTTGAAGTTGAAATATCTGTTATATATGTGCTCAAATGCACATTGTCTTGAGGAACAAGACTGCTATTGCCTGCCACATTTGAATTTAAATATTTTGTTGATCCGTTACCTTTTAAGCCTGTATTGCGGATGTAATCGCCACTTACAAAATTTAAATTTGTCGGAGCTGGGCCAACCAAGGGCACTATGGCACCGGAGAGGGTGCGCGCTCCTGCCAAAATGCAAGCGGCTTTTATCGCGGTCCAGATGCCGTCAGATTTGCATCCGAGGATGAAATCCTCGTAAGAAAACTTTACGGAATCTTCCAAAGCTTGGCCGTCTGCCGTCTGGACAGCAGTGATGTAGGCTATCGCGTCAGAATCAATAAGTTCTCGAACCTTGTTCGGAATGCGCAGCGGGGAGAGTTGGCCGTAGAGGGGACTAAGCATAATTTAAGGACTCCTTGGAAGACCACGCGCCGGTGGCCGAGGCTTCGCTGCTGGAGGTGCCTGCGGGGTTGAAAATGGTGCGTGAGATTTCCCAGTTCGGGCTGTCGTAGACGCTGCCGGTGTTGGGGAAGTCCGAGTAAAGGAGGAAGCCGAGGAAGGTGGTGGTGCCGTCGCTCGAAAGGTCGAATGCCCAGACGCGGTCGGGGGCGTCTTTGGTGCCGGCCAGTTTGTAGACTTCGCCGGTGGAGGGGTGCTTGGCGTAGATTCGGCGGTCGGTGTGGTTGACCGAGATGGCGCCGGGGGCGAGCTGGTCGGCGGTTGGGATTTTGCCCGCGACCGTCGAGAGTTTGGGAACTATTTGTGTGTTTGCCATGTGGCGGGTTTTGATTTCGCGGAGTTAGACCCCCCGCGTGGCGGAGCGCTATTTGAGCGCCCCGCCGGGGGTGGGTTAGTTACTAGTAGCTGCCGCCGTCGATGGTCGTCTCGAGGGCAGTGATGCGGGTCTCGTGGTCGGCCACATCGGCCTCGACTGCGTCCAGGCGGCTGTCCGCGCTGGCGTTTTCGAGGGTGGTGATGCGGTTGGACAACGAGGTATCGGCTGTCGAACGAGTCGAGCTTTCGGAATCCAGATTGCTCTGGACTGCGGCGATGTCGGACTCGAGGCCGGACACATCCGAAGCGCGGGAAGCGGCCTCGGCGGAGACTGCGGCGATGCGAGCGGATTCCTCGGAAACGATATCTGCTTCCGCTGCGGTGACTCGTGTGGTCAGCGCGCTGAGGTCGCTCGAGACGCCATTGATCGAGGTCTGAAGACCGGAGTCGCCAGCGATGCGTGCGGTCTCTTCAGCGGCGATGTCGTCGTTGATCGCGAGGATGGCGGCTGCCAGGGAATTGTCGTTTTCCAAATCTACGCTGTTCACGAGCGAGACAATCTCGGCGAAACTATCCTTGTCGGCCTGTGAGGCAGAAAGGATTGCGTCGATGCGGCCTTTCTCGGTCGAGATTTTGCCGTCCAAAGCGGTGTCGGCTGCTTCCAAAGTGGAAACGGCTGAGCTGATCGCGGATTGGCGGGCGGAGGTCTCAGCGGCGATGTCGTCGGCGAGGTCGCTTTCGGCACCTTGAGCGCGGGAGATTTCCGCATTGAGGTTCGTGGTGAGCGTCGAATCCGCTGCGCTGCGCAGGTCGGCTTCGGCTTCTACCGCGCTGTTGACGAAGGTCTTTTTGGCGAAGACGCCTTCACCGCCGATAGGCAAAACGCCTTCGGAGGTTCCGATGTATAAAACCTTGTTTAGGGTGTCGAAGGCTGGCTCAGAGCCCTGCAGATTTACGGGCTGGCCACTGCCTCTTTTCAGTTTGATGATAGGGTTCGGCATTTGATTTTTTTAGGTTGGTGGTGGTTGGTTGGGCTGTTCGTGGGTGGGTGAGTTGTCAAAAGTTGCCGGCGTCGATGACCGGGATCATGAGGGCGTAGGCGCTCGCGGAGGGTGACCAGCGGTAGGGCATCCCCTCGTCCATCGCCATATACAGGCGGTCGGGTTTCCCGACGCTCGGGAAGGCGGAGCGGGTTGGGTATTCGACGACGCTCGGCGGGAGGGTGAGTTCGAACGAAGAGAGATCGAGCGTCTGCGTGATGTTGCTCTCGGTGATTGTCGTCATGTGTAGGAGAGCGTTGTGCGGTTAGCCCACGAGCCGACGGCGGTGGCGGTGGCGAGGATTTGGCCTGCGGCGTTGAGGGTGCT